GATTTTGGCGCTTATTCTTCTCTATATTATTGTATTTAAAATCAGTAAATACGTCATAGGAAAACTAATGGGACCACCTTCTGAACCACGCCCAGCTACGCAGCATGATATCATATTAGCGGTCCTTTTTTTGGCCTGGATCATTTCCAAGCGTTAATAATCAATCCTTAAAGAGGCCATACAAAGCTCCTAAACCTCCACCAACTGCGGTTCCAAGGCCTGGAAATGCGGAGCCCGCAGCAGCGCCTATTGCACCATGTGATATCGCCTTTGAAAGAGCCTTAGGTAAAGCACCGGCAACCTCACCAGCTCCAGCCTGCAATGCGGTCACAAATTTATTTTGGCCCTCAGGAACCGGTCTCTCAAGATCTTTTCTAAATTGTGAAGCTAGTTTTTCTATAGCTGGCTCATACTCTTCCTGAACCTGCTCTAATAAATCCAGCGGCGGAACCCCTTTATTCTGTTTCAAAACTCTCTTATATGCCTTGTAATATTCTACTTTAGCTCGAGCAATTCTCTTGAGGTTAGCTATAACTCTTTTTCTACCCTCAGGAGACTGAGAAAGTGAGGGTAATGTAGACATGAATTGTTCCATTTCTTGGTTGGTTATTTTGCCACCATACACCTGCTTTGCGTCTCTGATAAAATTTTGAACTATTTTTTGAGCTTCTTCAGAACCAGGATTCTTTAGTGCAGCAATATCTAATCCAGATCTCTTAAGAAATTCAATATAACCGGGAGTATCAAGCTTTCCTTCATCCTCTAATTCTTGGAGACGATCATAATCCTCAAGGTTATTTTTAGCCACATTATAATCTTGTATGATCTTTTCTCGCTCAGCTTTTGTTTCTTTAAAGGCTGACGACTTTTCCTTACTACTTAACTTCTCTTTTTCTATGTTAGCCTGATGCATCTGTTTAATGATATCGTTTGCTTCTTTGGAGTTTCTAGGAGGCTGATATCCTTGATCTATTGCTTGCTGAATCAAGCTTTTCCTGGTTTCAGCGGGGCCACCTAATGATTCTGCCTCCGCAACTTCTCCAGTTTGGAATCCCTGTTGAAACTCACGCTCTCTTTGTGCTCTAAAAAGTTCTGGGAGAATCTTTTCTAGAGCGCCTTCACCTAATCCAGCTAATCCTTGAGCCTGCTCAGGAGATATGCCTTGTAAAGCAGATTGTAGCCCTTGAGCCATATTTCTCTGATGTACTTGTCTAAGCTTATTATCGGCTAGTTGATTTAAGACATCACTAAGACCTGTCCCTAAAACATCTCCAATATTTCTTGGGCCCTGTAGTATTTGTACCATATTATACTCCTGCACCAGCGGCCATTAATAATGGCTGTAATTGCTTTAATAATTTCTGTTGACGCAATTTATTTACATCTATCGTACCTAGATTCTGCACTAGATTTTGAAGTGCGTTTACCTCACCAGGACGCTGAGATGGTTCTTGGTAGGACTGACCACTTTTATTGATTTGTTGTGCGAGATCAGATATTAAGTTCAACATTGGTATTCCAGAAAGAGGTGCTTGACCACCTGCAAAATTAGGATACCGTGGGGCTACTATACCACCTTGGGCTTGCTCAACTGGTTGTTCAGAATTACCCATTATAGACCTTATCACGCTAGCCAGAGAATTAATTCCAGCGCCAGCTTCAGATCCACCTCCAGTAAAATATGCCGCCAATAATCTTTGTAGTGCATTTCCTGCACTACCCACCAAACCCCATGATTCTGGCTGGAAAATGTTTTCATATTGAGGCTGCTGTCCTTGCTGTAAAAGTTGTAATGAGTTTTGGAACCGCTGCTGATTAAAAGCATTTTCAGCCATTCCAATACGCTCCTCAAGATCTAAGCCACCCTGACGTAAAGCATTTTGATAGGCGCCAGAATTAGCCGCTTGTCCTCCAAGAAATCTATTTGCAATTGTTGGTAGTGCCTGTTCTGAATGGAGTCTGCGTAATCTCTGTTCCACAGGACCAAAATTAAAATTAGTTCCCTCGATGCCTTTCATGCCCATCTGAGCTAATTGATTTTGCTGAGCAATTTGCTCGGGACTAAAGCGAGGAGTCTGTGTTGTCTTTGCCTCGCTCCCAAGTGCAATTTCACGTAGTGATGCCATGATCTATCCTTATTGTATTATGTATTCTAATATAATGTACGTTATATTGTATGCACTTAAATTAGAACTTGTTATAACGTATACATTTGTACCATCCGCATAAAGCTCTACGCTACCCCCTGCAGTACCCACATAGGGCAGTGGAATAAATTCTTTTGAGGTTTGATTTGATGAGCACCCATATATTCTGGTAAAAGAATAGGCAGCATTCACCGGAATCCCATGAGCCACACTCTTGGTAGTATTATTAGGTAATGCACCAAAATCAATAGTTACCCTGTAGACTTGTCTATATGTCGGTTTAGGTGTGGTATTAGAAGCTAAAGCTGGGTTAGGGAAAAAAGTTTGGCCATTTGTATAGATATCAGTGGAATAAATACCAGTATCCTTAGCATTAATGACTATAGAAGTCCTATTGAGATCCAAATAGAGACGAACTAATAACTCCCTTAACCCTGGATCAATATTAAGATTATAGACCTGGGAAACATCCCATATATTCGTAGTGGGTAAAAAGGGTCCAGTAACTGCCATATTTTTCCTTTATTGCATTCGAGCACTTGTTTTTTGGGTGAATAAGGTAATTGCCTCAAGCTCAAAATCTTCTAATGCAATATTAGGATTACACATTTGCGCATTAGAAAGATACATATTTATCTGAATACATTCGCCATCAGATTGAAAATAAATTGGGTGCCACAATCGATCTTGAAATTGTTCTAGAGGCGCTAAGGCATAAGGAGAGGTCTCCAGTATATTATTTCCCATAATAGCACCGCTAGCATTACCCTGCTGTATCATAGATAAACTAGTAGAACTCGGAGAATAATCTACTGTTATCTGACCATACACAGTTCTTTGAACCGCAAAATCTATTTTAGCTAAATAGACATTTCTATCCTCTTCAACATAGGGATTCCATTGCTTTGAGCTGATAGATATTTGGGAAACATAGGAAATCGTTCCTGCACCAAGATAGGTCCCACTTACTGGATTAAGCGGATTATTACTAACGGTAATCGTATTCATATCCGGAACTGTTTGAACCTGATAAATATTGCCATTTATATTGGCAATACCCTGAACGTTTTCAATCAATATATAGCTATCGATCAAAGCTGTGGTAATGTTGTGATTTACAATGGTTAGTGTTATTGTTGTAGAATTATACGTTATATTGGTTATTTGTAGTGCAGGAGCATTTCGAGAAAGCTCTGAATCACAAACCATAACATACCCCTGCTGATTTCCTCCAATAACCTGGCGGGCATTTGTTGAAGAAAGACCATTATCCCACTCAAAATCACACTCTTCCCATGTAAAAGTAGTGGAAGCCCAAGTGTATCCGGGTTGTTGCTCAAAGTAACCAAAACAAGTTATAGTATCATCATTAAAAGCCCAGGAAGAATTTTGATAGTTATATACGAGTATACGGTTAGGGTATATATAAGTAGCCGATCGATTTGCGGATGGAAAAGTCCAATAAACCATCTCATTAAAATAATCACGTATACCAAATATACGCACCACTTCTGACCCCAGATTCTGAATTTCAAATACTTTTTCAGGAATCTTATTATCGATACGCTCTACATTAGCGGCGTTACAAGCATGCACACCAGTATTGCCGATCGAAAGAATGATTCTATCGAATGGAACCGTGGAAAAAGGAGATTCGGTTCCTAGCTCAGTATTTATCTTTTGCCAAATGAATGGGTCTATCTGATTATTAGTATAAGCCAATTCCCAGGTGCTTCGCTCAAAATACACAATAAGACGGTCCTTAACAAATTCAGCACTCGTTAAAATCTCTGAAGTAGGCGCATCGGTAAAATTACCACCAGCCCCAAAAAGACCCATATAACTCTGGTTAGGCTCTAAAAACGCATTAACAGCCGTGGGATCACCCTCAAAAGAATAACGGCATCTATTAGTAAAAGCGTAATTAACACCACTTGTTTGCTCAATAGTGTTAAGTAATAATAAACGTCCCTTAAAGAAAATGATGGCTTGGCATGTTTGTATTGTGGTAAGGGTTCCTGAATTATTTAATACAACCGGGGTGAAACTCGTCCAGGAAGTTCCATCAAAATACCACAGGGGATCATCGGTCGCAGCTGGTGTCGGCACCGTTGCATTAAAATTACTCACAAATAATGATTTCTGATTAGTTGTTCCAGTGTACGCATTGGTAATCCAAAAGAAATTCGAGTCAGTTCCGCGCCAAACAGCTGTCCCTGATCGTATCCATATCCCATTACTCCACACATAAGCAAACTGCGTATCGAAAGCATATGTTGGTTGTGCATTTACTGGTCCATTTTCATAAAGAGAGATCCCCATAACGGGAGTACTTGGATAAAAATAAACAGGAGTATTGATTGCTGCGCCCGTAAAATTGTACGCACCCGTGCTGGTATTATAGGTATGTGTAGCAGATGCTCCAGTGGTCAATAAAGTTGCTGGCGTTCCCGTTTGATAGACGGTAAATATTTCGGTACCAATAACAAATGCTTGTCCAATAGCAAAAACAGAACCGGGTACGGTGCCACTTAAATTACCTGCTCCATTAGTGGTTCCAAGTTGAATAGCCAATCGGGAATTATAGGTAGAACTTTGTGTTCCCGTACCGTAAGAACCAAATCTTTTACGGACACGGCCACGAAAGACGTAAGCATTTTGAAGAAGTGCGAATGCTTGATCGGGAATAAGCCACGGTCTACGATCGGTTTCAAGGCCCACCGTAAATCCTTCAGGAGCTATCATAAATCTATCGTAAGCCATTATGCCTCCCGCGGGTTAAATACCTATGCAAAGATATTGAAATGTTGCCTGAACATACGTAGTCAGTGTAGATGATCGAGCTACCGCAATCACATTAAAGCTGGTTCCGATACCAGATATGTTTTGCAAGATAACGAAATTATTATTATCTGCACTTGTTGAGGTACTAACGGTCAACAAAACACTAAATATTCTACTAAAGGCTGGAATACTTGCACCTGTAGGTAATGTAACCGTTTGAACAGGGCTTCCCGAGGTAGAAGTCACCGTAGCACTTCCCCATTTCAAAAGTATTCCTGAGGGTAAATAGCTCCATCCCGCAGAATTACTACCCGGATCAGCATTAGTTCCCAACACAGAAGCAGTCATTGGGGTTCGTAAAGTGCCCGTAGAATTGTAATGGTATGCGTAAATTTCATTTTGAGAACTGTTTGGGTTAAGCGCTGAGTATAATCCCGTATCTGTCGCATCAAAACTAGGTCCTGATTGCACAGGAAGAGAAACTCTAAAGTGTTTACCCTGGTTAGCTGAAGCAAAATCAACATGATCGACATCAATTAATGTTTGAATTGCGCTAAAATTTCCCTGTATTAATGGCTGCGAGCTTGAGAGTAAGTCGGTGGCCTGCGGAATATTTCCATTATATGGCATTGTAAACTCCTAAAATTGTCCGCCGCCCCATCCCCAAAGACCGCCAGCTTGATTACCATTAGCCTGATCCGTATAGATGGTTCGGGTTCTTTCGTTAGTTAATTGTACGATAGTTCGTCTAAGACACAGACGTTCTTGTTTGGTGAATTCGGGCATAATCATCTGCACCGATTCCAAGTCCTGACGATCTTCAAACACCTTTTTAGCGGCACCATATGCTATGTATTGCCACCATTCATTTAATGCCGGTGCATCACCGCTATTCAAAAGCGCTACCGGATTTTTATAGCACTCAAAATTAATCTCATAGGGCTGATCCGGAACGGGACGCACGATAAACTTATTATCGTAATAACAGACCGCTTGTGGTAAGGCGATATTTTGAGCAACTGTCTGACTATTTATTGCGACACCCGAGCCAGGAGCTGTTGGAGTACTATTAACCGTGAAAGTAACCACAAATTGCCCTGTGGCATAATTAATATAGTTATTACTCAAGACAACGGTAGGTGGTGTTGCTGGTTCGGATCCAGGTTGGTATAAATTACCAAAAACAGTGTTATTCCCCGTCTGTGTATTCTTGACGGGAACATCTATCATCGCTAACCCATTACCATTACTATCTACCGAGCTGAATAAAACATTTTCCTGTAAGAGTGCTACGGTTGTTTGTGATAATCCAGGGGGTATAACCGCTTGTTGGGAGTTAATTACTCCGGCAAATTGAGTGGTAGATCCATCGCCAGTAACACCAATAGAAGCAATAGAATTGATATTAGGATAAATTCCATAAAATTGTTCCCGTGATTGAGAATAAAGCGACTGATATCCAGCTATATAGAATGGGGGATGCACGGTAAGATAATTATTTTGGAAATTATAAAGCTGATTACTCGTGACACCAACAAAAGAGCTGGTATCGGTGGGATAAATATCTTGATAGGGATTAGTAACAAAGGAGAATGTTGTGCGTAAGTTAAACATTCGCAGATGTTCGGGAAAATCATAACATACAAACGTATTGATATACTGATTAAGATCACTGGTAGATAACTGATATTCAGATAAATTACGCGTTAATCTTCGAACTTTGGTTTGTATGGCCGCTAACGTCGTTAGTGGGTTACTTGAATCTGGCATAATACCCTCCTAAGATGCACTATAAGGTAAAACATTTCTTGTTGCCGCTGTCAGAATCGAATTATCTTCACCAATCGGTATAACCTGCGAACAGGTATACTTGCTCATAGTCGGTAGAGAAAACGGCTGGTAAGATGTGGTATCGATATTTACACTAAAAGTAGTATCGGTAAGAACCGTGACCTCGCCGACTTGCTGATTGAGTTGTGGCATCCCATGATAAGCCGTTATATTAAAACGCACGAGTGCGCCGGTAATATACTGATGCGGTATCGTCGTCGTCACTACTGCCTGAGGGGCATTGGTTATAGATGATATGACACGCATCGCCAGCTGGAACACGGGAAACTGAACTGAATAACACGATTCTGACATGGCGACTTCCTTAAGTTAGTTGGGCAGGAATAACAGCTCTTTCAATGGTAACCAATGAAGTATCCGCACTTCCATATGAACCTAAATCATTTTCATCAAGAAATTCTAGACTTTGGAACCCATACCGACGAATCTTTTTACCCACTTTGTAGCTCGCATTACCATTTTTATCTTGAGCGTATTGGTGGACTGGGTACCAGCAATTTGAATTTAAATGGCGCGCTACCCCAAGAGGGATCTTAACAACTTGCCCATCAATAAATGAATACTTCTCAATGGGATCACCAGGCCACTTACGGAACATAAATTCTACGGTACCACCAGGACATTCATGGTTTTTAACCACGCCGGTCACCAACTCACGTTCTTTATCGCGTTGATACTTGTAATTTTTTTTATTATCACCAGCGGAAACCGTGGTGTCTTTTGGTAAATTCTTAACTTCTTTCATGTACTCTCCAATGCTAAGGGGAGGGGGGCTCACTTTGCCCTAGCGCCCCCTCCATTATTTAATAATTACAAACCACCGTATGCTGATTTACCAGCTACCCAGTAGATGACATCGTCTTGATCAGCACCTGCTGGACCAGTAATATTGGCGCCGCTCACGGTACCATTACCACCAATTCCAAAGATCATACCAAGATAACCAGTATTTGTTGTAGCATCAGCTAAAATACCCGATTGGGTACCAAATATCTGAATACTATTAATAGTTGGTATCTGAGATGCAGGAATCGCAAGAGATGCAGATGTGTTTTCACCAAATGGAATTATCTGCGGCAATGTACTTGGAGCAGATGCAACCGATGGGAACGAAAACGCAGTGTAATTAGTTGTATCAATATTAATAATGAAATTATAATCATCAACCACCGAAACCACGTACGCATTTTGACTCGCTGATTGAGGGAAGTAGTTATTAAGTGATGACGGATTCAATTGTGTCATGCCAGCAGCAGCCGGAATATTGAATCTTAACACTTGTCCCGGAGTCAATCCGTGAGGAACTGACGTACTCACTTCAGCATTTGCTTCTTGAGTAATTTCAGTGATAATCCGACGATATGGATAATAAAGTGGATTATAGTTAATGATTGAGAAATGCAACGTACCGGTAGTAATACCTGGATTTGCTGGAAGCTGATTGCTTGCCAACAATAAGGTAAAGCTAACGCCCGCGTTAATAGCACCAACCACAAAATCCATAGTTCCCAAAGAACCAATTACTGCAGTGTCTCCTGAAAGAACTGATAGTCTTACAATCGAACCAACAGATAATCCAGAAGTATGTGTTGTGCTTACAACAGGACGACGTGCGTTGGTAATAGCAGTTGCAGCTAAAGGTGTACCAACCAATGGTAATGCACCCTGTGTTTGTCCTGATGGATCATACAGAGTAAAACCACCACTCACGAGCGTATCACCATTTAAAACAGTGCTACCATTTGAATAATAGGAAACAACTGCTGAACCCGCAGCCATTCCACGTTGCCAATAAAACTCGTTACCAACCGCACCAGCACCACCAACGGTACCTTTTTGGGTATAGTTAACAACCTTCAGCCAGTCTACCCCAGACGGGATATTAATGGCTACCGGGACAATAGTTGCCGGCGCGATAAGCGTGCCTTGGCTTAATATAGTTCCATCCATGTTATCTCCTTCGGGTTAAACTGCTAAGGTGCAGCGTAGATTTAGGACCCATAAATCATTGCATATCCGAGGCACCTCTGCCATTTTATAGCCTACAGATGCGTTAAGTGCCAATGGCCCATCATATATCGGCGGTCTATATCACACGTGTTACTACTCTTGCGAGCGGGCTTCCACTTCAGGTCACCTCTCTATGTTTCCATAGAGGTCAGACTATCGCATCCTCTTTCGAGGTCTCAGGGTTTAGTCGTTCAGGCTGCAATCACGCTTGCCCCTTGTCACCGGTTAGCTAGAAGCCACTACGGGTTCCAAGTCAATTACCCAAGATTTAACGTTCACATATCTAGTTTATGAACGAAGCACTATATCCATCTTGCTCTATACATGCATACAATTCTGTTACTTTAATGACCACTTGCGTGGCGGGGAAACCTCTTCGGATCTCCCTCTGCATGTTTCCATGCAGGTCAGACTATCACATCCCATTTCTGGGTCTCAGGGTTTAGTCGTTCAGGCTGCTTGCGCTTGCCCCTTGTCACCGGTTAGCTAGAAGCCACTACGGTTTCCAAGTCAATTACCCAAAATTTTATGAGGCCTAACACTTTAGCCTCCATACCAACACAGAAAATATTGTAGATATTAGCACCTAAGTTGGACGCATTTTGGAAAACGCTGCCAATTGAAGACACTAAGAATCTAAGGTTTCCAATAGAACCCCACTCTGAACGCAGTGCATTCATTGGTGATGGATATTGGTTCTTTTGTATGAAACCAGCAATATTATCCATATCTGCTGTTAAATCGGTATGACATAATGCAAAGTAAGCATCACGAACCATTCTGTTACTTTAATGACCACTTGCGTGGCGGGGAAACCTCTTCGGATCTCCCTCTCTATGTTTCCATAGAGGTCAGACTATCGCATCCTCTTTCGAGGTCTCTTCACTTAGTCGTTCACGCTGCACAGTATAAACTTGCTTGCGCCTTATCACCCCATAGGGCTTCTAAGTCAATCAGAAAAGATTTAAAGCGCCCATTCTTTTTAGGCGCTGTACCGAATTTCAAATCACCTTCAATGTTATCCATGATGGTGTAAGCATTATTGCCCAAAAGAGCACGAACCACTTCATCAACGTCCGAACGAGTTAATTCTGTCGGAACGTCGCCATTAACACCGCCAACGCAGTTGATAAATGAAGCAGTAGATGCGAGCATATTTGAGGTTAATTGGTCTTCGGTTTGACGAAGAGAAACACCTAAACGTGCAGCACATTCATTAAGAACTGGATCTTGGTTTTGCAAGGTCACTTGCTCGTTAATTTGAACGTAAGTCCCATAAAATGAGATCTGAGCGTCAATATCCACGGCAGTTAAATTTTGTGGTGGAGGAGTGATGCCACTATTTCCAAGGGGAACCATTGCTGTATTTAAAGGATTATATCTTCTCATACGCAACGTTGTACCACCATTTCGAGGCATCTGCTTTTTCATAGCAGGGATCTTATGGATCATATTAGGCACCGGCACCGACAGCAGCTTATAGCTAAAGCTTTGCTGTACTGGTGCTGGTAGCGTTGAAGTAGTCGTAATTGACATATCTTCTCCAGTAATAAAGTTTTTTATCTATAATACCCGATCAAGGTGACGAGGCTTGTTGCGTCCGAGGTGACGAGGCTCAATGCGTCGGACAAATAATAGCGAGAAAACCAGAACATAGTCAATAAAGAGAAGCACCGAAGAGTTAGCGCTCTTTGGTGCTTTAAAAAGAGGATGGGATTACTCCCTTATCAGGATGTCTCATCTTAATGTCTCTTGCAGTTTATGTATAGAGTTTAGAAGGAGATATTTTTAAAGAGCCGCTACCCGAGAAAGGATAGAGAGTAGCGGCCCGACCAAAAGAGTCTTAGTTAGCTTTACGAATATCCATCATTTCTTTGTATAACTGTTTGGCAAGATCACTATCTGGTGCCCATCCATGAGCAAAATCGTGCGCTTTAGTGAGGGGGCTTTCACCGCGTTGTGGAGAGATTGAATTAGTTGGTTTAGGCTTAGTGCTATTTCTGTAGACTATTTCTTTTTCACGTTGATGCTTCTGTGTGTCCTGGTAGATACCGTATTCTTTTATCATGTCATATGCCGAGGCTGCAGTGGCATAAAGATCTTGTGACTGATCCAATAATTGTGCTTGATGCGGCTTTAAGTGTCTCAGTAGCTCAATATTCTCAGGGGTGACCACACGCTGAAAATCAGGGAAATCTCTATTGATACGGTCCTGAAGAGACTGGGTCTTATATTGGGTTCGGGAATCACCCAGATCTTTCTTAAGATCGCGTATCTCTTTCATTAATTTGCGAACATGACGCCCCTCTACAAGCTCATCTTCTTTGATTTCGATGTCATAATCTTCATTAACTGACTCAGATTTCTTAGAATATCTGGATTCCAGTTCCTGCATTTTACGGAGGGCTTCATCGCGTTCTTTTTCAGCACGTATACGCTCTTTTTCTGCCTTCTCCTTAAGTTCTCGCAGAGCACGTGTATTACGTTCACGGGGAGTCTCAACTTCTGGGGCTTCCTCTGGGGTTGGTTCTTCAACAACTTCTGGGTCCTGGCTTTCAATAACAGGCTCAGATTTTATCTCTTCCGGCTCTATTTTCTCCGGTTCTGGAGACACTTCGGGAGCCGAGGATATAACATTACCATCCTTATCATACTTAACGTCAAACATGTATTTCCTCTTCCTTTTTTCTATATAAAATCCCTTGTTCTTGCGTCTCTTTATTAAATTTTTGGGCTAACTTTAATAGCTCACCATTAAAAAACATCCAAACAAATTGAACCAATTGTCTTCCCTCTGTGGGAATTTCCTTGTGGGTCATCAATATATGCTTGCATTCCTCTTTTCCGGGAACCGTCCATAGGTATTCTACACGACCCATCTTCTTGTTATAACGCCATACCGTCTGATCATAAAAAGGGGTAGGACAACTGTGTCGCGTTAAAAAGTAGTTGCGAAAAGTGTTAGCTAAGAGTCGTTCAGCTTTAGTGAGAACTACCACATAAAAATCACCTGGGTACTTGTGGTAATCCTTATCAATAAGGTCTAAAAGTTCTTTCATGTAATCTTCTTGCATCGATTGCTGCAATTCCATTACATTTATTTGGCTAGAATCGGTCTGTGATTGCGCATTTTGTTGAATCTGTGCGCCTACGGTTTTTTTCTTCATCATTACTCCTGCAGGCAGGATATCAAAAAAGATGCTCATTAGTCAAAAACCCCTAGTATGATCCAGGGGCTGAGAGTAATGATAGGAAAAACTATTTCTTTTTCTTCTTTTTGCCAGCCTTGCGTGCTTCAGAAAGAGCAATCGCAACGGCTTGCTTAGGATTGGTTACTTTTGGGCCCTCTTTTGAGCCACTATGCAGTTCATCTTCCTTAAATTCATGCATTACTTTCTTTACTTTATCTTGACGGACCGCCTTCTTAGGCTTTTTTTGATCCTTTTTCTTTTTTTTCACGCTTTTCCTTCCGTTTTTTTAATTCTGGATATAACTTATAGACCTTTGCTTTAATTCCCTCTGGATCTGGAGCGAAATGTGCTCGCGCCAAAGCGTTGCGTGCATGAGCAAGATCAGGAATAGGAAAGCTGTATCGAGAGGCACCCCCAGCTCCACCAGCAAAATCCTTGGGTGCCACATCTTTATACTTACCTGCCGAAGAGCTGCCTTTCTTTTCGCGCATCTTTTCTTCCACACCGCGAGCAACTTTGACGCCTTTGGCGACGGTAACTTTTTTCTCACTGCTTTTCTTCACCGAACTCTCCAGGTTTCTTCAAACAATAACCGTTCACGAACCTTGCGTTGCTTTTTGTCTTCTTTATTTGGCTGAAGATTTAATGGCTTACCTAAAATCCGGTACGCTATCTTCGTCGCCTTGTCTTTCACTCGGGGCATTGCTGGCATTATACACCTCTACTGCGTCGGCGCTGGCTTTGGTTATACATTGCAAGACGTTCTGGATATTCATTGGCGTCGAAGGTTCTATGGATAAAACGACGAGATAAATTAGCAACATCAGTGTGGTCCTCATGGATCATATTGGCATCAGCCAACTCTTGTTTTCTTCTCGGATCTACATTATTCATCGCCATGGAAACCCGTAGGGCCTCTTCAGCGAACATTTCCTTATCAATCATGGTAACTCCAGGTCGTGACATTTTGTCACGCAGTGAAGGGGCCGTTAAGACCCCCGCAAAGTTAAACTTTCTTCGGAACGTTATGACGTGCCGCTTTTGCACCATCAAGCTCATTCATCTGACGATCAACACCACGTATGGTATCATCCAAATCTTCTGGCATATAATGAGTGTTTTTTGGATACGGTTTATACATAACTTCTTGTGGAAGATTAGCAACTTGGCTGTGATCCTCACTGATCATGCCGCCGTCTTCCATTTCCTGTTTCCGACGAGACTCCATTCCTGCGTACTTTTCTGAGCTTTCGTAATAACGTTTTTTTTCTGCCATAGCAGACTCCTGTAGAAACTGCTTGAACCCGTGACAAAATATCACACTTTCAAACAAGGTTAATAAATACCTCTAACTACCTGCGCCTAGTCTGTAGGCGAAGACTGGTCTTATTTGCCGAGGCTTTAAGCAAAATAAGATTTATTGTGGTGGGTTGGCATTGGATTGAGAGATCGAATTTTCCAATTGTTCCCCAAGCACTACAAGTTTTTCAACAAGATCAATCACTTGTTCGATATTTTGTTCATTTAATAGACCACCGATGGCTTTAACGATTGATGGTAATGGCATACTAACTCTCCTTATTTAACTTGCTCTGGGGATACTGCGACGTTCTCCCGCGTTCTCTGGCTCGCTATCCCTTCAAGAGCAAGTAATTTTTCTACGTGTTCCAGATCAACACTATCAATTTCTTTTAACGCCTTCACTAAGTTCAATAACGCAAGATCATGGTCTTTCTCAGCAGCAGCTCTTCGTTCAACCGCCAACGCCTGGTTCTCTTGGATACGAGATAAGCGCTCCATACCAAGGCCCTGGTCAGCTTGCGCTCTCGCTTTAGACAATTCAATCTGGGCTTGTTGTACTTCCATTTGAACTTGTGCTTGTTGTTGCTGTATCTGCTGCATTTGTTGTTGGTTAGCACGGACCGCTTCTACTAATTTTTTCTTTTCCTGAACGGTGGCCGCATCTAACAGAACCTCATCAGGTATTTGAACACCCACTTCACGCAGTTGTAATAGTTGAGCAAACTGCATCTGTTTTTGGGTACCGGTATTCAAACCATCTTCAACCACGGCATCATATTTACCAAATGCCTTATTGTAAAATTGGGGAGATGGTTCTGCTTCCAGAATCTTCATAACTTTGCCTGGCGTGAACGTCGTTTGTATTAAATCTATCATAAGTTTACCCAGAAGTTTTTGTGCCCTATCTAAGTTATCAAATAGGCCTTGTAGGGTCGTTAAACCTGCACCTTGACGGAGCATACTCAGGATACCTGCTTTGTCATCCATCGCGCTCCCGAGTAATTCCTCGTTTACGCCCGATATTTGCTGAATTTCTTTCGCCAATATCTCAGACAATTGAATCATTGATGGTGGAATAGATGGAGCGATAATCTGTTCAACGTCAGTCATTTGGGCTTCTTCCTTAATAGCAATGCCGCGACCCTGACCAGAGAGGAATATATCATTGGGATTAATAAGCGCATTCTCTTTATATTTGAACCCAGAGTTTACCTGTGACTCCAAGATATCTAATTCGATAATCTTACGGCGATTATACAAGTATTGGGCATCCCTTAAATTTCGGACTATCCCCTGGATCCGCTGTGGGAAGTAAGGCATCTCAGGATTATAAAAAGCCCACACCGGAATGAAGGGATACTGATCAATGCCCAAGGGGTTAGGGCCGTGATACATAACTTTTCCCTGGATCACGATAGCTAGATTGGTAGTTGGAACTTCTTGCTCGACGACCGATATTTGTGGATATTGCTTCAGAAAGGCCTTAAGGGCGTCTTCATTATTCTGCATCTTCCATTCTTGTGTCTCACCCGTTTCGGTGTCCACTAATAACTTTTGAAGTCTGAAGTCTCGGTAATAATACTCGTCGTACGTTAATAAATTTTTGTGTCCATAGTGATACGATTCCGGTGCAAACTGAAATTTTCCATCCCTTCCAGTACCTGAATCATTGCCAATTAGTCCAATTATCTCATCTGCTTTATCTGGCATCAGAGAGATACATTCGCGTTTGGTTAAGAAAGTGCGCTTCCAAATACCATTACAATCACTGAGGTCAGCCTTACGGAAATAGGGATCTATAAGAAAGCTATTATAGGCGCATCGATCGACCTTAATGTTACCCGATATTGGATCGGAACGGTAATCAACCCATACCTGAAGCAAATTCATCCCAGTGACTAATGCGCCATGGAAAGCATCAGAAATAGTTTCCAACACGTTTTCTTGATTGTTAATCCACATTAACACTTTAGTGAATTCGTCCGCTGTTTGTGCGTCTGCGTTCTCCACGGGAACCACAATCGTTGATTTACGATTACGTTTTTGATAACCAGAAACCATATTAACAATAGGGCGGATACGGTTAAAGCTGAATTGGCGTCGACGATTTGCGGGTAAATTACCGTATAAATCTGTCCAGACGGTTTGATCGCCCGTCTCAAAGCGAAGATCGGTGTCTGCTTCCCCCCAAAAAGACTGATTAATGGTGATTGATTCTGCGTAGAACGCTTCCATGCGGGATAAAATGGCCTTATGTTTATCATCATAATACTGAGGGCCAAGTTCCGGAAACAACATATATTTCTCCCATCTAAGCGCGCTGATAAATTTACTTTTCAGTTACTATAGAAAGAGAACCAGGTAAATGGCAAGATTATCTTATCTGAATCCTTTTATAGGTAATATCATCCGGCTCTTCAAGTTCACCATGTTTTTTTTCATACGATTTAATATGATTCTCCAATAGCTCCTGGATCAATGCAGAACCAGTTGCGCCGGGGTTCCAATACACCCATCTTTTAGTTTTTTCTAGGATTTCTGGAGAAATATAAATATGAACAGTTGCTTTACCGGGTACTGGTCGCCTCATTACTACACCTCGTTTTTTGACTTAGTATAATATAGACGACAGAAAAAAAGATATAAAAAAATCCCCAGCTTTTACACCAAGAATGATAAAAAATCCCCGGCTTTTACACCAGGGACCATATTAAAAAAAGGTCTATGATTACGACTTAAGTTTATCCAATTTCTCTTGTACTCTCCATAGCGCTACCATGATACCACTAAAGATTATAGGTACAGCCTTCCAAAGTGAAAGCCCTAAGCCGTAAAATAACATAAATACGAATGGAAGTATAATCAAACAAATCTTAATTTCGTTTATTTCCTTATACACGTCATACAACTCTTTTTTCATATTACCACCAAGGAATGAGGTTTAAGAAGTTCATAACTGAGATAGATATTACCTCAATCTGCGTAGCCACAGCAACAGCGGTAGCCGTTGCACCTGCAGTTAATCCTGCGCTTGTAGCCGCTCCCGTAGTAGCTCCCACAGCAATTGCCCCGGCTGTTCCTTGGACGGCAATTCCTCCTCCGACTATACCAGAAACTATAGTAGTAGCGGCACTTCCTCCTGCAATGGCGCCTCCTACGGCACCCGCTCCACCGGCTGTGCCTCCAGCAACGAATCCAACCAAGCCTGGTCCAGCGGCCATAGTTCCTGCAGTAACACCAACAGCAACACCACCAACCACGCCAGTATAACAGAGACCCTTAGTGATCCAGTAGCCGCATATACCCAAAAACGGTCCATTATGAGTAACAATTCCCTCTTGGCCTGCAACGTAATTATGAATATTATTTAAGACGATATAGTTGAATATCTTACGACCATATTTTTTACGAACATTCACAATCTCATTGCTATCCAAGTTTACGTTCTCATTAAAGAAACAGTTTAAAAATGCGTTCTGCGTCTTCTTTTTATTCTTGGCCATGACAACATAACCAGGACGTAAACCTGATACCTTAACCCATTTACCAAATGGTTTTTGAGTGATTTCACCTGTCTCGGGATCATGGGAATTAATACTAGAAACCCATACGCGTTCATCGGGACGGGTATCAAGTTTATTACCACCAGCAAGACAAACTTGTAGATACTTATCTACTTCGTGGCCCTCTATGGATTTAACCGTATCCCATGTGCGTGTGTTGGGATTTGAATGACACATCAACTCAGAACCGATCTTAAGAGCACCCATCTTAATACGGCCTTGAGATGTTTCAACTAATGTTTCCGAATCGATACCAGAAAAAAGAGATGACGATGCACACGCAAGCGTCATCCATAGAAATACCTTTTTCATAAAGCTTCCTTTAATGTAAATAATAAGAATTTGTGGCCCCGAGTAGGGGCCAAGCGATGTTTTAGTTAATGCATTATTCGTTAGACGAATCTTTGTTAGACATAAAATAGTTATAAGCGTACTGTGTTGCTTTATAAGTAAGATATAACTTTCCTAGATCAACAGGTATAGATGTACCACCAGGTTGCCCTACACTCACGGAGGTTGCTGCTATTATCTTAAGAGCTTCCCACTTCATATCGAAGAGTTCCCCATCTTTCTCTAGCTGCTTTTCATCCTGTTCTTCTAGTTTCTCTATGATAGTCTCTTTAATCAACTCACTACTATCCTTAGGGACAGGATTAAGCGTTTCTCTCACTACCTTGAGCTGCAGATTGCCCCTAGTAGGATTAAAACTAAAGAACTTATTCATCCCAAATAAGGATGGAGAACTAAATAAAACTATAACACAAAGAACGGCCGTAGGCCGAAGAATTGAACACATATCTTCCCTTCTCAAAAGATATAATTGTTAAACGGATATGATTAAATACGCTCCATTCATCTCACTTCCTGTATAATACTATCACTTATGAAGGGGTTGTCAATATTATGCGAACAAAAAACCCGTGGATCTTTAAGCATTGTGAAAAGAAAAACCCGTGGATTTTTAAGCCCACGGGCAGTCATGATGAGTGTTGCCTGTTGGAGCGGGCAATCAATCCTTTTTAATATACATAAGTCTTTTCATTTCGGAAAGCCATTTCGGAAGAATTAAGTTTTTATTGTTCTTTACATTCAGTTTCACCAAATCAAGAGACTGAACTCCCTTAGGTAGCGTCTTTAAATTGTTATTATTCAGCTTAAGATAGAGATTTTTTACACTCTTAAGCAATGTGTAATTACCATTGTGTTTCACCACTAAATACTGAATATTCTCTATGTTATCTAGGTTTTTAGAGCTTAAGTCCATGACATTAACGTCGGCTTTCAATAAACCACAGAGAAAAGCGTTCTGCTTTTGAATAACGAAATCATTCTCGAAGTTCAAGCCGCCAGCCGTCACCAATATCCCACCCGTTAGAGTCTCCAGTAGCAAAAGAATCGTGAGTATTTTCATCTTTTTTCCTCCCATATAAAGATGATACGGTACGTTTCTTTTGAGAGCTTACCGAGAACAGGGGATTGCGATCAAGAAAAGGAGAACGACTTTCCCAAAAATAAATAACACATACTTCACACTCGATGGGCGGATTGCACAGAATGGGGATCGGGACTTCAACGCTACAGAAATCGCCTGCCAGGAGAAATAAAAACAATATAATCTGAGATATTCTATAAACCATTAGTTACCAATCAATAGTCGATGGTGGATTTGAAGTGGCTAATTTACTCGAGATACAAACAGGTTTAATATCTATGGG